CAAAAGAAAAATATTTAACAAGAATTACCTCTGATCCATCATTAACAAAATCTGTTGCAACTATTGTGCCAAGAATTTCGTTTGAATTGACTGGTATGTCATATGATCCAGAAAGAAAACGAAATAGCATGATTCAGAATATGAGTCTAGGTCCAAACAATTCTGTTCTTACACAGTATAATCCTGTTCCATATAACTTTGATTTTTCATTATCAATCTATGTTAGAAACACCGAAGATGGGACACAAATTATAGAACAGATTTTACCATTCTTCACACCAGATTTCACAGTAACTGTAGACTTTATTTCAGAGATGAATCAAAAGTATGATTTGCCAATTATGTTAAACAATGTTGAAAATGAAACAACCTATGAGGGCGATTTCATGGACACTCGTTTAATTATTTGGACTCTGAACTTTACAGCAAAAGGATTTATTTGGCCACCCGTAAAAGTTTCTGCAAATGGATTAATCAGAAGTGTTAACTCTAATGTGACATTTATTAGCACTAATCTCAAAAATATTTCAACATTAAATGCCAGAGCTTTAGATCAATCTATTTTATCACAACAAACGGTAACTGTTGATTATGCCAACGGTTCAAACTATTTCAGAGAAAATGAGTATGTAAGAACAAGTGATGATAAGTTTGGAACTGTAAAATACTTTAGTAATAACTCCACAGGAACTTTGGTTCTTAATGACTTAAATGACATTATTCGTGTGGGGGATGAACTTGTTGGTGACCTAACCCATGCTAAGTATATTGTAACACAAACAGATTTTGATCGCAATGGTGACATAACTATTCGTGTTCGTCCAGATCCAATTGACGCAGGACCGGATGATGAATATGGATTTTCAGAAGAGATTATTGAAAGATGAACAACAAATTAAATAAAAATTTATCTGAAGTTTTGGACATAGAACCAATTTCAGAAAGCTTGCCTGTTGTTCAAGTAGAACAATCAGAACCAGAAAACAATGATATACAAGATGATGCAGAGTATGCAAGAAAAAACCTAAAAGATTTAATAGCAAAAGGAAACGTTGCTATCGACAATCTTTTACAGGTTGCAAAGGAATCGGAGCATCCTAGAGCATATGAAGTAGCATCAGGATTAATTAAAAACTTGTCAGACTTAAATAAAGATCTTCTCGAAATACAGAAAAGAAAGAAAGACTTATTACCAAAATCCGGCAATGAGAAAAATGGAAACCTAAGTATAGATAAAGCGGTTTTTATTGGTTCTACAACAGATCTAATTAAAATGCTAAAACAAAGCAAAAAGGAACAACAATGAAAGAAACTTTAATTCGACAATTGAAAGTTATTCTTGGAACAAATTTTGGGTTATACCTAAAATGCCATAACTACCACTGGAACATTGAAGGTCCAAATTTTAATGACTATCATGTGTTTCTAGGAACATTATACACTGCCATCTGGGGTAATACAGATCTCATTGCAGAGAAGCTTCGTATGCTTGGTTCGTATGCTCCGGGATCGATGCAGAGGTTTATGGAATTATGTGCTGTTGAAGAAGCATCAACTGTACCTGATGCCACAACAATGTTAAGACAACTTGCAGAAGATAATGATAAATTTATCATTCAAGTTCGTGCAGGTATTGTTGCCGCTGATGGTGCCAATGAACCAGCAATTTCCAATTTCCTTCAGGATATTTTAGATCAACATCAAAAACATGCATGGATGCTTAAAAGCTTGACAAAGTAAAATGAGTGAAGATATTGGTTATAATGGTAATGCTAATCTAAAAAAAGCAGGAACCGAATTATCGTTTACACAAGAACAGATTATTGAGTATGCAAAGTGTGCAGAAAATCCTGTTTACTTTATTAAAAAGTATGTAAAGATTGTAAACGTTGACCACGGTTTGGTCAATTTTGACATGTGGCCATTCCAAGAGGATATGGTCACAAAATTCCATGAAAATCGTTTTAGTATTTGTAAGATGCCCCGACAGGTTGGTAAAACAACTACAACTGTCGGTTACATGCTTTGGTGTGTTCTATTCAATGTAGATTATAAAATTGCAATCCTAGCAAATAAGGGTGCGCTAGCCCGTGAAATTCTAGGAAGGATTCAATATGCATATGAATATCTTCCAATTTGGCTTCAGCAAGGTATCAAAATCTGGAACCGGGGTAACATTGAATTAGAAAATGGATCTCAGATCTATGCTTATGCAACCTCTGCTGCCGGTGTTCGTGGTGGAACTTACAACCTAGTATTCCTTGACGAATTCGCTTTCGTTCCAATGAACATGGCACAAGAATTCTTTACTTCAACTTATCCTGTAATCTCGTCAGGTAAAACCACAAAAGTAATCATAGTTTCAACTCCAAACGGATTGAATATGTTTTACAAAATGTGGACTGATGCTATCGAAAAACGATCCACCTATACACCAATTGAAGTTCATTGGTCAATGGTTCCGGGACGGGATGAGAAGTGGAAAGAAGAAACGATTAGAAACACCAGTGAAGAACAGTTCAGGCAAGAGTTTGAATGTGTGGATGGTGACACAATCGTAGAAATTTATGATAAGAAAACAAAACAAGAATATAGAGTAAGAATAAAAGATTTATATGATTTAATTTGAAATAGAATTTCTTGGATTTATAAATATAAAAAAAGGAGATTCTATGAAAACAAACTATAGAAAAATTTGGGAAAGTGTTAATGGTTCAATACCAAAAGATGATGAGGGTAGAAGTTATGAGATTCATCATATAGATGGTAATAGAGAAAACAATGATCTTTCCAATTTAATGTGTATTTCTATAAAAGAACATTATGATATACATTATACACAAGGCGACTATGGAGCTTGTGTAATGATAGCAAAAAGAATGTTGATGTCGCCAGAAGAAATTGCAAATATACAATCAGGTAAGAAAAGACCGGGAATCGGGGGAGTCAAAAAAGGAACAACTCCTTGGAACAAAGGAAAATCTGGTTATACATTAGAATTGTCTGAAGAAGGTAAAAAAAGAAAATTATTATCATCAAAAAGAAATAATAAAATAACAGACGAAGAATCACAAAAAATAAAAAAAGATTTTTTAGAATCTATCGAAATAAAAGATGAAAGAATAGGAATAGTTCAACAAAATGGTAGAATATTCACTTATGAAAGAGCATTTTGTTTAGAGTATTCTAAAAAATATAATGTTAGTGATCAGTACATTTATAGAATAATAAAGGGAAAATCAAAAAGTGTTTAAAGAAAACAAAAGATATTTAATAAAAACACCAACTGGTTTTGAACACTTTAAAGGTGTTCAAAAAAAGATTGTTGATACTTTATATACTTTTACATTTATTGATGAGACTTTTATCAAATGTTCAGGTAAACACTTATTTTTGACTAATGATGGATTTCAAACTGCGGAAAAGATCAAACAAGATCAAACAATTTCCGGTAAAAAAATAAAAAATATTGTTTATGATACTGGAACATTCGAAGTTTATGATCCTGTTGGAGTTGATAAACATTCAACATACATTTCAAACGGTGTTATATCACACAATACAGAGTTTATTGGTTCTTCTGCAACTCTAATTTCAGGTGCAAAACTTAGAACTATGGCATTTTTCAATCCAATTTCTTCTGTCGAGGGATTGGACATTTACGAAGAACCAAAAGCAGGAAGATTATATGTCGCAACAGTGGATTGCTCTGAGGGTGTTGGTCAGGACTATTCTACTGTCAATGTTTTAGATGTGACTCAATCTCCATATCGTCAAGTAGCTAAATATAGAAACAATAAGTTACCGTTATTGTTTTTCCCAACAGTAATTTATTCTATATGTAAAAAATATAATGAAGCTTACGCTTTAATTGAAACCAACAACGTCGGACAACAAGTTGTCGATATTCTACACTTCGATCTTGAGTATGAAAATGTATATAAGTTGGAGTATCACAATATTAAGGGTCAGACAATTTCCTCGGGTTTTAAAAAATCCGTATCTTTTGGTGTAAAAACTACAAAATCTGTAAAAAAGATTGGTTGTGCAAACTTAAAAACTTTAATAGAAAACAATAAACTTATAATCAATGACTTTGACACAATTGCAGAATTGAACACGTTCGTGAGAATACGGGATTCATATGCAGCAGAAGAGGGTTGTAACGATGATTTGGTTATGGGATTAGTTTTGTTTGCTTGGTTAGCTGCGCAATCCTATTTCAAAGAAAGCACGAATATTGATATTCGAAAAATGATGTTACAGGAACAAAATATGTTAATTGATGAAGATATAACTCCAGTCGGAATTTTCGATAATGGGTTAAAAGATGAAGTGATAGTTGATAAAAATAATGATGCGTGGTTTTCAATTTTGTAAAAAACTAAATAGATTATAATTGATAATTGAACCTATATTTTAAAGGAGAAATCAATGGCATTTCAACTATCGCCCGGTATCAATGTTTCAGAAGTAGATCTGACAACATATGTACCATCAGTAGCAACAACAATCGGAGCCTTTGCTGGTGTTTTTAATTGGGGTCCAGCAAACGAAATCGTCACAATCGACCAAGAATCTACCCTAATTGATCGTTTCGGAAAACCAACTAGCAACAATGCAACTTATTGGTTTAGTGCATCAAACTTCTTAGCATATGGCAATACATTACGTGTTGTTCGTGCAGTATCAAATACCACAACATTTAATGCAACTGCAAATGGTACTGGTATTTTAATTGCCAACGAAACTGATTACCTACAAAACCAATCAACAGGAGCGGCAAATAACACATTTGCCGCAAAGTATGCTGGTGCTTTAGGTAATGGTATTGTAGTAAAAGTTGCAGATGCAAATACATATAATTCAGCATTCACAGCAACTGAGAGAGGATTCTTCACAGATTCACCATCAACTTCAGACTTTGCTTTTGAGCGTGGTGCATCCAATGATGAATTACATATTCTAGTTATTGATACTACCGGAAAAATTTCAGGAGTTGCAAATACTGTTATTGAAAAGTTTGGTTTTGTATCAAAAGCATCAGATGCAAAACTACCAGACGGTACATCAAACTACTATAAAAATGTTATCAACAACCGTTCAAAATACGTTTGGTGGTTGGGTCATACTACCGCTGTTTCAAACACTGGTCTTCAGTTGGGTGCAATTACCGTTTCAGGAGCATTTGCAAACTTAACCGGAAACGTTACTGCAACTCTTTCTGGTGGTGCTGACGGAACTATCGAAACTGGTGCTTTACAACAAGCATATGATCAGTTCAAGAATGGTGATAATATTGATGTTTCATTAATTTTCACTGGTCCAGCTAACACAACTGTTTCAAAGTATGTTATCGATAACATTGCTGAAGTTCGTAAAGACTGTGTTGTTTTCGTTTCACCAGCTTTCGAATCTGTTGTTGACAACTATGGTGGTGAAGCTGTTGCAGTAAAAAATGATGCATCATCAATCGGTTCTTCATCATATGCATTCATGGATTCTGGTTGGAAGTATCAGTACGACAA